GTCATACCGGCCAGCTCTTCGGCTTGCTCTCGATGGTAAGCCTCGACCCCGACGGTACGGTTGCCCGCCTGAAAAACGAAGAGGTGCAGCATAGATTCCCCAGTGTCGCGTTATTGTTATCAGTCGATCGTGACGGTGACGTTAGTCACAGCAGCCGGCGGCGTGTCGTCAGCGACGTCTACACTTTCGACGTGATACTCGCCCCGTTGATTGTTCTGATCGTAGACGGCGATGCGGAAGTGCCAGGTGCCGAATTCAAGATCGGGTGCGGTGACGGTTTGTGGATCGGTCGGCCGTATGTCTTGCAAGGTGCCGTAATTCACGCCGCCATCTGCAGACATCTCGACCCGTACCGTTGAAATCTCCGACTCAAGCAGCGGACCGCCTTGCTGTCGAGTTGTTGGGAGTTGCCAGCTCAGGGTGACGTTCGCCATAGTGTCAAGCCTCGCAGTTACATGATGCACCGAATCGGGTGCGTTAGGTCGCCGGCAGAATAGTCTTATAAGCCGGTGGTATATGCAAGCAAAGAATTCTATCAGCCATCGCATAAAGCCACAACCACAACCGGGCGGGCGCAAGTCGCCTCATCTTCGCATGTCCAGATGACGGCCTCGGTTGGTACTGCGCCGTGCCCGTTGACAGAGTTGTTCGGATCGCATGACGTGCCGGCAGGCACGACGCCGATCGGCAGAAGCACGAACCGGTCAGGCTGCTTGACTACAGTGTACGCCGTGAGCTGATTACCGATGATAACCGGCGGCAGGCTCTCGCCGGGCTGCACTTTGCGCACGATGTTCGAGAAGCCGCTCTCGTCGCCTTCGGGGTCGGTCTGCGTCAAGGCGACCTCGTAGGTGCCTGGCGATGCGACGATCTCTTCGCAACCGTCTGCTTGTTGGTCGATCTGCATGAACGGATCGGTCGGCCAGGTCGTCTCGCCCTCGGCTCTGAGGTAAGCGTCGAAGTGCGAGATGCCGGTGACAGGGGAGCCGTCGACGTTCTCGGTCGATGCCTGCCAGCATATCTCGAAGGCGTGCGCTTCAGTGTCCCAGCCCAGGCAGGCCAGAAACAAGAGCGCGCCTAGCAGGTATTCTTTAAGCCGGCTCGTCGTCGGGCCGTCGGTTCGTCTTCTGTTCATTTTTCGCTTTTTGTTGTTGGGCCTTCAGCATAGCCTCTCGCTTGACTTCTTCGTTGACCAAATTCACAAAAGCGGTGATTGGTCGAAGCTGGGGTCGGAATGGTTGACTCATATCGCCCCCTCGACGTTCTCGCCCTCGTCTCGCGTCAGCCAGGGGAAGGCCAGATCGTAGCCATAGCGTGAGACCATCTCGCCGTTGTCGCCTTCGTAGAATTGTTTGCTCGCCACATAGTACAGCGCAACGAACTCTTCAGGCTGCCGAATAGCAAACCAGACCAGGCGCAGATGATTGAGCCGATTCGACTCGTCCATCGGCGGGCGCTTCTCTCGGATGAAAACGAAGTACAAGATCGGGCCGAAGCCGATCACGAAGCCCACGCAAAAGCAGGCGATAGCGATCAAGAGCGCGCTCATTGTGGCGTGCAGGGTAGTGCCACGACGGCAGCGTGACACAAGACTCTGGTGCAGCGCTTCGTGTCGTAGTCGTCAACGGCGTTGCGATGGTCGTCGTGTTCGAGCGTCATCTGCCCGATCGTGACGCCGGGGTTCTGGTCTTCGAAGTCGTTAATCATTCGGCGGATTGAGTCGCCGAGCTGAATGACCTCGATCGGTAGAGTGCGTTCTGACATGTTGCGTTTTCTCTCTTCAGGTTCAGGGTAAGTTTTCGATACTCGTGCGTCGAGATGAATTTGTTCAGGCCGTGCTCGTCGCCTTTGATCAAATTCGAGGCCAGGTACTTTGTCGGGCTCGGCTCAGGGCAGACTTGCCAGTACGGCTTGAGGTTCTTTTGCGCCTCAGACAAACCATCAGCCCGGCCGGAACTGTAGCCGCTCTGAAAAGCGACAGAGAACAGTAGCGCAATCGCCAGGGCGGTCAGGCTTATGATCTTGACCATGTCTTCACCTCCGGCTTTTCGCCTATGAAGGTGATCGTGACCGTGATCTCTTCTTTCGGGTCTGGCTCGACAAGCGGCTCACGACTTGCTGCGATCTTGGTGATCGCCGTCGAGGCGATCGTGCGCAGTGAGTGCGTTTCGGCCGAGCCGGCGGAGTCTTTCATGAAGACCTCGTCGACCCATTGGCTTTTCATGAAGACCTCGTCGACCCATTGGCTATAGACCTTTCGCAGTGCGTCGATCTCTTTGTCGGTGAATGTCATGCTCATCGCCGGCCTTTCATCTCAGCCTTACGCCGAGCGACGTTGATCATCGCTTGAAGCACCTCGTCTGCGTCGGACTTCTGTTTGGCGAAGTGCGCCTCTCGCACTGGCACGTTGCACTGATAGCACTTGTCATATTTCGCCTTATGCCAGCTTGTGCAGCCAGGGGTCGAGCACTGTCGCATCTTCAGATGCGACTCAACGAAGTTGCGCTTGCGCACTCGGCTTTTCATCGACTCATTCTCGATCTGGCTGATTGACGGATGAACCGTCGCTTCATAGGTCATAGTCAGGCTGCCTTGTTTTCTGTTTCGCCGGGAGTATAACCCGTCGGAATGAAAAAGCAAACCGTCACAAGATCGTCGGTATCGAGCACGTCTAGCTCGTAGACCTGGCACAGCTCAGCGACCAGCCCCTCGAAGCTCTGGCAGCTCTCATCGTGTTCCAGCTTGAGCAGGTCTTCAGCGATCGCCAGCTCGCCGACGGTCGCCAGTAGACAGCCCGCCCAGACGGCGGTGCCATAGCTCGCCTCGGTGCCCGTCTCGACCAGCTCGACGAACTCACCAGGGCAGAGCCCCTCCCCGTAAAGACCCATGCCGGCCCACTTGTCGCCGAGCCGCACGGTGACGTTGATCTCGTCGTATCGGAACTCGGGGTTCGTGAAGTAAAGTTTTTTGTTCATATCAAAAACGCTCCAATTGTAAAGATTATTACCATTATCCAGGCCAGCGGCCGGCCGTACATGGCGACCCAGGCGTCGAACTTCACTTGCGTCTCAGCCGCCGATGCAGCTCGATCAAGTAAATGCGATCGGCCGGCGTCGTGCTGGCCCGTTTTTCGCGCTCAAGCCGGTCGGCCAGAGCCCGTAAATCATTGACAAGGTTCTTGTTCATCTCGATCGTTTCCTCGCGCATGCGCGCAATGTTTCCATTTCGTACACGATAGCGCGCAAAACATTCCCGAAAAGACCCATTCATCGGGCCATTCGGGCGCATCGCTCACCCGCCAAACTTGAGCAGCCCTGACGCCAATCAGCCATAAAAACATCGACGTTGTTCTCGCGCCGATACGCATAGCCAGACTCAAGGCAAGCCGCCCTCTCGGTTACAAAGCACTCAGCCCTTGCCTCAGCTTTCAGGCAGGCCAAAGAGGCGCAGGGAGCATCTGAGGCCGTCGTCGAGCATGCGGTGAGAAGCGCGGCTGAAAAAAACGTAAATATATATTTTGGGGTGTACTGACACCCAAATATATTTATATATTTATATATAGAAAAACTCTGAAAACTTTGTTCTTTAAAATCAAGCACTTAAAAATTCTTTCCGACAACTACTTTGAACTTTGCACACCTTTAAAATCAATGACTTAGCAAATCTTTCCGACAACTCCGACCGAACTCTGACATAACTTTGCAATGCCATTCTGATCTAAGCCTCTTCGTTCTTATTACTATCAGCGATAAAGAGCTGCCGGCTAAGGCCGCCCCGCTTCGATGACATGTCGACTACTTCGAGCTTACCTTGGTCAATTAAGTTGTGCATAGCCTCTTCATAAACCCGCAGCCGTTTGTTGAACGCGGTGCCCTTTTTGACCTTCTTGAAGAGCGTGATCTCTCTCGGCGCGAATGGACCGCCGCCAGTTTTGGCCGTCGTCAATGGCCGGCCATCCTTCTCGAACACCTTCACGGCGTTCAAGAATTCCTGCTCGTAACTTGACATAACCATCGCATCGCTGTCGACGTCAGGCTTCTCAAAGCGGCGAAGTTGACCATTCTGCAGCTCGACGTTGATCTGCTCGATGGGCATCTCGCCCCGCATCTCGAAGTGAATCTCAGCGTGCTGATCGACCGGGTTCTCTTTGAACATAACCATACCGGCCGAGTACCAGCCCCGCAGAGCAGACGCCCCGCGCAGGCTATTGAATGGGTCTTTTCGCAGGTCTGCGACCTTGCCCTTGTTGCTATGGTGCAGCAAGACAATGGTCAGATCGTCGCCGAAGACCTCACGAAAGCGCCCGAGCCGGTTGCGCAGAAAGAACTGCATGTCGGCGTTGTCGTTCTCGTTGTCTTCTGCGAAGACCGAGGCGAGCGAGTCGACCGCCAGAACCGCCGGTATCTCGCCGTCAAGCCGTTTGAGCAGCTCGTCGATCAGATATTCGACGCCGTGCTCATCGAACGCCAGCGTCTTGAGCCGGTCGGTGATGTGAAGGTTCGAGGGTAGGCCGCTGTTCTTGCGCTCGACCGCCAAAGGGTGCGCCAGCAAGCGCCGCTGCGTCTCGTACCAGGGCATCTCGGCCTGAATCCAGACGACCGGCTTGCCCTCGCTCTCGACCTCGAAGTCGGTGAGAAAGTCTTCGCCCCAGGCGATCGAGTAGATCAGCTCGGCTTGCAAGAAGCTCTTCATCGACTTCGGCGGCCCGGCGAGCACGACGTTGTCGCCCTGCCTGAAGAGGCCGTTGATCAGGTAAGGCGGCAGCTTGCGCGGGTCATCCATGAGCGCGAAGGCGTCATAGATCGGCACCTCTTCGAGTTTGGCGGTCGTTCGCCCCGCCCCCTCGCTGGTGACCGGCACGATCTGGCCGTTGTTCTCGATGGTGTTGATCACCGACATGACGGTCTTCATGACCTCATCGGTCGACATCGGGGGGTGATTCTTGGCGTTCCAGTCGAAGGCCCGCTGCATGATCTCGCCGCGAGGTATCGACTCATTCGCCCACTTGCCGACCAGGCTCTTCAGGTGATCGTTGCGACCGCCCTCGGTGACTGGCAGTTCTAAGATCGGCTTGCGCTCTTGAGGCTCTTCGTCGGGGTCGACGAGACTAGCGTCGAAGTTCAGCCCGCCGGCGACTGTATAGGCAGGCGGCCGTTCTAACTTGGCGGTGCGGGTATTGAACGCATTGATCGCCGTGACGTCGTCGCGGGTCAGGTAGGGCAGGTCAAGCATGCCATCGGGCACGCCCGGCAACGGGTTCTCTCGGGTATAGACGAAGCCGGTCTCGTGAACCGAGCCCTCAGCGACGACATACCCGCCCTGGCCTCTCACGTCGAGATGGTCGCCCGTCCCGTTTCGAATGGTGAATTCTGGGGTCAACGCGTAGTAATAATGCGCCCCTTTGCTTGTTGTGACCTTTCGCGGTGTTCGCGTGACGGTGCCCGATTCCATGAAGGCGACGCCCTCAGCGGTATCGGCATCGACGACGACGAACTGCACGCCCGTCGCGATCCCCCAGTTACAACCCGGCCAGCGTTTAACCCAGCCCTCGAACTCTTCATCAGAGGGCGGTCGGGTCTGGTATGTCTGCCAGGGTACGAGCGGCCGCTTGCCTTTTGCCTTGATCGGGAAAACATGCAACCCTTCTTCGAAGAGGTCGTGCGCGCACTCGCTCGGGTCGAGTGTCTGTTCTGTCATGGCAGCGCCCTACTTGCGTGCGCGTCTTTTTCGCGATGTTGCGATCACCTTGTTCTCGACGATGTCGATGTTGCCGTCTTTGTACAGCTCGACACGAATGCGCCGGCTCGGTGTAGACAGCCATCGGCTGACGGCCGCTTGAGTCACGCCTAACCTTTTCGCGACCGCGTCTTGTGTCAGGTCTCGCCCCTCGATGTAGTCGCCCAGTGTCAGAGTCGCGGCCGTGACTTCTGCCGCTTGTGTTGTCTTGCTCATTATTTGCCTTTTCGAATGGTTTGCCGGTAGTATTGACCGGAACGGCCGAATATACTGCGACGGCATGCCGAGGTCAAGGGCGTAGTGGGATTGTGACGAAAATCGCACAACCCACACAAAAACCTTGCAATCTCATGCTGACACGGTATAGGCTGATCAGGTAAACTACGACGAGATGAAAGGTTACACGGTACAGCATGTTCAACAGACGCCGCAGCAGTGCGGCATCGTCGAGCTGACCGTCGAAGAGCTAGAGTCGCTTGTGATCGAAGAGATCGTGATCGACGTGCTGCCGATCGACCCAGACGACGAACTGCCGGCGGCTGCCTAGTTTATGAGCGACGACAACCAGCAATTCGTTCGGCACGTCAACGAGGTACTGAACAACTTCGAGCGGGCCATCGGCAATGACCGGGAGCTAGGACGCACGGTGTACGCGATTGTCGTCGCTCAGACTTTCAAACGGTACATTGGCAGGTTCGGCATCAGGTCGGCGAAGATTGTGCTGCGCAACCTTTACGCAATGGTCTATGATGCCGAGCGGATAACAGACCAAGCCTTGCAGGAACGAATCAAGAAAGCGTCAAAGGGCCAGCCCGGCCCAGACACCACCGGCGAACCGCCACACTAAACGGAGAGCAACACGATGACACAACCCGCCCTTAACAATATGCCCGACGGGAATAACGAGCCCGACGGCAATATCCTCGACTACCTGGCGCACGATCTCGAAGACAAGAAGCGCGCCGAGAGCGGCGCGAAAGCTGAACGCATTAAGGCCGAAGAGCTTCTGCTCTCGCTCAGCCATCTGCAGCGGCACCCGCAAGCCAGCGGATCGAAAACCACTAAAGGCGCACGCTACTCGGTGACGGTGAAAGACGAGCAGAAGGCTAGGTTCGTCGGCGACAATGACGAAGGCCGCGCCCAGCTCTGGGAAGTGCTAAGTGCTGCCGGCATCGCCCAGGATGACATGCCGATCAAGGTGACCTACTCGATCGACGTTAAGAAGCTCGACGCGATCAAGAACAACAACCTCGACCTTTATACGAAGCTCGTGACCGAGGCCGGCATCGAACGCTACGCCGCGAAGCCGAGCGTCAGCATTAAGAGCATCGAATCATGAGTCGGCCAGTATTAGTCCCGACAGACGAAGACCTCGCGAACATGACCGACGACGAGCTACTCGGTGTTGTCGTTGACGACGACATGCGAATCGGTGACCGCGTCAAGGCTCAGTTCGAGCGCCAGCGTCGCGAGGCATTATCTGACGACGACCCGCTCGGTCTGATCGATTTTGATCGAGACCCGTACCCGATGAATAAAAAAGAGCGGGCTTATTTCTTTTTTATTTGTTTTTCTAGTGCCGTAACAGTTGCATGCTTCGGCGTCATAGGTTACAGTCTCTTTTCATAACAACAGCGCATATAGACGCTGGGGAGTAAAAACAAGATGGCATTCGCCCTCGATTCAATTCGTCGCACTAGCGACACCAAACCGCCGCGCACGTTGATTTATTCGACGCACGGCATGGGCAAGACGACGTTCGCAGCGAACGCGCCGAAGCCTATCTTTATTCAAACCGAAGACGGTGAAGGCTCACTTGAGATCGACACTTTCGGCATAGCTCAGAGCTACGACGACGTCATCTCTGCGCTTAACGCGCTCGGCGAGGGTGACCACGACTATAAGACCGTCGTCATCGACTCGCTCGATCACCTTGAGCCGCTCGTCTGGCAAAAGACCTGCGAGGCCCACGGCTGGGACTCTATCGAGAGCCCCGGCTACGGCAAGGGCTATGTTGAGGCCGACGTCTATTGGCGTCAGATTATCTGGTTGCTCGACGCGCTTCGCAATCACAAGAATATGGCGGTGATCCTGACGGCGCACGCGCAGATTCTCAAGTTCGAATCGCCAGAGCACGAAGCCTTCGACCGCTACGACATCAAGTTGCACAAGCGGGCTAACGGCATGGTGCAAGAGCTTGTCGATGTCATCCTCTTCGCTAATCACAAGATGCACGTCTTGAAAGAAGACCAGGGCTTCAACAAGTCACGCGCCCGAGGCATTACGACCGGCGAGCGTGTCATGTATACCGTCGAGAAGCCGGCCTTTGTTGCGAAGAACCGATACTCTCTGCCCGAAGAGCTGCCGTTGAACTGGCAGGCCTTCGAAGAGGCGCTCGCGCTGACGCGCAAGACCTCAGCGGCACAACCCCAGCCTGAACCTGCAGCGCCCGACGAGGGTGATCAGGTGGCGGCTGCCGGGTAATGAGCAAAGAGCGGGCGACCTCGGCAGGGTCATGCCAACCCGCTCAGCCTCAAGCCGTCGAGGATCAATGCAGCCAGGCAGCTCAGCGTCGTCTGGCCTAACAAACACGGCAACGCATTTTTTAACAACAACCTATAGGTGAAAAAACAATGGCTCAAATGAATTTTGACGCTTCCCAAGTAGACCCGAGCAGCTCATACGATACCTTTCCGAAAGGCGACTATTTGCTCTGCATTCGCTCGACCGACATCAAGCCGACCAAGGCCGGCACCGGACACTATCTCGAATACGAGGCCGAGGTGCTTGAGGGTCAGTATGCCGGCCGCAAGATTTTCGGCCGCATCAACATCGCAAACCAGAACCCGACCGCAGAAGAGATCGGTCAGCGCGAGCTGTCTGGCCTTTGCCGAGCTGTCGGCGTGATGCAGGTCAGCGATAGCACGCAGTTGCACGACAAGCCGTTCATCGGTGCGGTCGGCATCGAGGTCGACAAGACCGGCCAGTACGACGACAAGAACATCATCAAGAAGTTCAAGGCGTCGGCTCTAGCCCCAGCTATGGGCGGCGCAGCCCCGACACCCGTCGGACAACAGGCCGCGCCCGCCCCAGTCGCACCCGCTCAGGGTGTAGCCAATACGGCCCCGCCAGTAGCGCCCGCTGCAGGCGACAGGCCGGCATGGGCTCAGTAAAAGCTCTCCCCTTGAGCTGAGCCCCGAAGGGCCGGCTGACCCCTCCACGGTCGGCCCTTCAACCTTCAACAAACAGTCGAAAAGGCAGGAACATGAAACAGAAACAAGTTGCACGGCAACACCAGGCCGGTTTTTTCAAGGCGATCTCTGACGCGCTCGAACGCGCAGTCGGCGAGCCAAGCGGTCGCACAATAATGCCGCCCAAGCCGAGCCCCGACACGGTGATCGAGATGCAGATAAAGGCGAACCGCAAGCGCAACCGACGCGCTGAGCGCAACAAGCGCAACCACGCCGCCCAGCAAGCCGGCTACTATTACGCAGGCGTCGCAGAAGAACGCAGAGAGGTTCGCGATGCAAACTGAGAAAGACCCGCTCGCTCTGACACGCCTGCGCTCGATGGCGATTAAAATCATCGAAGAGTCAGCGACCAGAACCGAAGCCGCCGAAGCGATCGAGCGGCGAGTGATGGCCGACAGCGTTCTCTTTAAGACGCTCTTGCGCCCGAAGTTAGACCTCGCTATCTGGGAGCTGATCAAGCAGCTAGATAAGCCAGCGACCGACGTCGTCACCAAAGAGCCGACGCCTTCGACTAAGGTCGTCAAGATCGAGCCCCGGCAACCAGACCCGGCGCTCGTCGCAGCCGGCCGTCGCAGCATGCTCGACATGAAGCTCTTCAACGGCTCACGCCTCGGTGATGCCAACCGCGACTTACTCTCTCGCGCAGCCGATCACCACAAAGATCGAGCCCGCAACGAGAGCAATCTCGGCGCGTTCTACGCGAACCTGCTCTACCGGGTCGGTAACCGCACGGTCGCCGAAGTGTTCGGTGAGCAACAGTTGAGCAACCTCGCGACGAGGTTCGGATTATGAGCGGTCAGAAAACCATTGCCGCAAAGGCGGCCAAACTCAGCGTTGCCGCTCACCCTATTAACGCCCCCGGCCCGGCCGACCGAGTAGTGCCTAAGAAGGGCCAATCAAAGCTCGCCCAGCCGGGAGGCGTCCAGTCACGCAGCGGTCAATTCTACATTGTCGAAACCGACCAAACTTCTAGTTCCGCTGCAGGTTCAAGCCCGGCCCCCTATAGCGCCGTCGGAGACGACCATACCAGATTAGGCCGGGCAATCTTATGCGCAGAGCTGCGGGAGCACCATCGCGCACGCTCTGACATGATGGGCGCAGAGCAGCGAATCACGCTACAGGCGAAGTCCATCTGCCGGCGACTTGCTGGCGGTACGAAAGAAGGCCAGGCGCTCTACACTGCCGTCGTCAAGAACGAAGAGCACCCGCTCGGTGTTATCGCTGCGGCGAACATCGGCCCCATGCTCGAAGCGCGTGAGCCGCTCACGGCTGAGAAAAAGCGACGCGAGCGCATACTCAAGAAGGTCGTCAAAGAGCTGCCCGTCTGGGAAGAGTTTGCCGAGCCGATAAACGGCTTCGGCCCGCTCGGCCTTGCTATGATCATCGGCGAGTCAGGCCCGCTCGACAATTACTCGAACGAGTCGAAGCTCTGGAAACGGTTCGGTTTGGCGGTGATCAACGGCGAACGCCAGCGACGCATGACCGGGCAGCGAGGCATCGAGCAAGGTTACTCACCACTCAGGCGCTCGCTCATGTATGTCATCGGTGACGCGCTCACCCGCAAGGCTAACAAGTACCGCGACGCCCGCGACGCCCGCAAGGTGATCGAGACCGAGCGCGCAGAAGCGAAGGGTCTGATCGTTTTGCCGGCGGCCCAGATTCCGAAAGCTGAGGCTCACTTGTATATGAGCGTCGGCCACATTCACAACAGAGCGAACCGTTACGTGCAGAAGCGGTTGCTGCGAGATCTTTGGAGGGCTTGGTGATGGCAAAACTTCCAGCAGTTCTTCAAGGTAGTCGCGCCGCGAAAAAGTTCGGCCCTCGCGATGACCTCCATTGTTGTGGATGTTGGCGAACTTTCCCGTCAAGATTATATGCGCCATATCCGCCCGAGCTTTCGCTCGTGACGTGGTCGCCCTGCGACTTGCGAGAGTATGAGAGTGACGACGACGGCCCGCCGTCGTCGAGCGCCCGTTTCGCTTGCTCTGAAGATTGCGAGAGAAAGATCGTTGCCGACCAGATCAAGGCCGAGATCAGAATGGTCTCAATCGCAGCAGACTGCGAGTTATACGGCGATCAGTTTTTTCCTTACGATATAGGCGGGCCGATCTCAGAGATAAGATTCTCGCGCTCGCCCGTCATCGGCAGGGGCATATACCTGCTCATGCTCGAAGAGACTGTCGTCTATATTGGTCAAAGCCGAGTGAGCGCATTACAGAGATCAGGGCAACACATTAAAGACAAATGCTTCGATGGGGTCTTGTATGTCGACGGCGCGAGCCTCGCTGA